CAATGAGGATGCGACGCAGATGGCATTTTTTGGAACTTCGTCGGCCGTTGAAAAGATTACCGGTTACTTTTTCAAAGGATTTCGGGTTAAAGGCTTTGACGAAAAAATCAGTGATGTAGATGAGTCTATTCACAAACATATTAATGATGTAAAAATCACTGATTTTTATCATTCTCTTAAAATACTTTTCATCGGTTCTTCCTTTGGAGTTGACACGATTAATTACGTTGGAGATATAGCGCACAGTTATAATTTTAATATTGTTATCGGCAACCTTTATGTTGGCGCTTCTGGTATTAAGGATTATATAACATTTTATGAGTCCGACCGCAAAATATCCTACTATAAGTGGGGGTTGAATGCCACTGTCTGGGAGAATGGCACCAGTACGGTAAAAGAGGCTTTGTCCGACGAAGCGTGGGATTTTGTGATAATCCAAAACGGAGCATATCAATCCGCAGATGAGTCAACCTATTGGGATCAGGACGAGAAAGGGAATATTACCAAGAACTATGTGAGTCTGTTTGCTGACATCATTGATAGATGTTGCCTGTTCTCGCATCCTGTAATCTGTTTTAACATGACATGGGCGTACAGCGTATATCATACGCTCTCATCATCGCAAGGATCGAAGGACAAGTGGCTGAGTTTCGGTATTAATCAAAAGCAGAGGCAGCTGGGTATGTATACGGAATTGTGTCGCTTGGCTCAAAAGGTATTGCAACATTGCCCGGAAGTAAAATT